CACGCTCGACAAGAACGGCTACGCCCTGGCGAACACCATCACCAACAACGGCGGGACGGTACTCAACTGATGCCCTGCACAGAGCAATACCTCGATGGCGGCGTGATGCGGGAGCGGCCGTGCGGCGCTGCCTCGCGGCCGGCCCCGTCGCTCCTCCAGAAGGCCGCCAACTTCGCCACCTCGGCCGCCGCCCACGTCGCGGCCGGGATGCCACAGGCGAGCCAAGAGCAGATCGACGCCCGCTACGCCATCTGCCAGACATGCGAGCACTTTGACGGCAAAGCCTGCCGACTGTGCGGGTGCCCGGTCGTGCGGGAGAAGGCGTTCGTGAGCAAATTGTCGTGGGCCAACGAGAAATGCCCGGCAGGGAAATGGGGTCCGGTGGCGGGCTGAACGCTTGACACGCGTGCCACGCTACCGGGCGAAAGGAAACGCCAGTGCCGGACGATCACCACGTCACGATTGACGGCAAGCGATGGCTGTTGCGTTTCACGAAGCTTTCGGGTGACGCCGCCGGGTGGACGTTCTTCGACAACGCAAAGCGTCCACGGATTCTGATTGACGAGAAGCTCCGGGGCTGGGCCCGCGTCGAGACGATTTTGCACGAGTTGGCCCATGCGGCACTCGGGCCAAACATCAGCGAGGAAGCCGTCACCGAACTGGCGAAGGTACAGCGACGGGTGATGCAGATGCTCTACGACCTCAAGGCAAAGGAATAACCCCATGGCAAAGAAACTGTCGCTGGTCGATGACGTTTTGCAGCGGACGCAGCACGCTCGCCCCGGCTTCAAGTCGTGGTTTGAGCGTCTGCCAGACGACGTGCAGGCTGAACTCAAGGCCGTGCGCGACTCGTTCGACCCAGTGCTGCACCAGAAAAAAGCGTTTGCGAGGGCAATCATGGAGGCGGCTAGCGAGCGAGGCTGGGAAACCGGCAGCGTGACGGCCGTGTTGGCATGGCTCAACCGAAAAGACTGACCGAGGCCGTCGCCGAACGGATCGACGCGGCGACGCAGCTCCAGGCCGACGCCGAACTCGCTCGCCTCCGGGCCGAGGTGGCGTCCCTGCGTGGACGCTACAAAGCCGCCCTCGCGCAGATCGACCGCGAGCGTGAACGGGCGGATGCACTTGTCGCCCTGAAGGGCATATCGGCGGCACGCCCGCCGCAACGTGTTGCCAAGAGCGACAAGAAGCATGACGCGACGATGGTCGTGCTACTGTCGGACATTCACTGCGAGGAGGTCGTCCGCAGTGAGCAGGTCAACGGGCTCAACGCCTTCGACCTCGAGGTGTGCGAAGCCCGGCTCGCGGAATTGCAGCGGCGGTTCTTTGCCATGCTCGAGCACGAGCGGCAACTGGCTCGCGTGGACCGCGTCGTGTTGTGGCTCGGTGGCGACCTTATCAGCGGCATGATTCACCCCGAACTCGCGGAGGAGAACAGCCTGCACCCGCTGGCGGCAATCCGGTGGATCGGCGAGCGGATGCGTGGGTTTCTCGACGCCGTGGCGGACAACGCCCGTGAGGTTGTCGTGGCGACTTCGTGCGGAAACCACGGGCGCACGACCGAGAAGCTGCGGACGAACGAGGCGGACACCAGCTACGAGCATCACCTCTACCTGACCATGCGGGCTGCGGAGAAGCGACGCAACGTCCGATGGCAGATTGGCGAGGGGCATTTGAACTACCTCGACCTCGACGGGTTCAAGGTGCGGTTCTGCCACGGCCACGCCATCCGCTATCAAGGCGGCATCGGCGGCATCCACGTTCCGCTCAACAAGGCGATCGCCGCGTGGGATGCGACCGAGCGTGCCGACCTCACCTGCCTCGGCCACTGGCACCAGTTCTCATGGGGCCGGGCCGGGCGGTACGTCAGCAACGGCAGCGTCATTGGACACAGCGCATACGCTGTGCGGATCAAGGCGAGTTTCGAGCCGCCATGCCAAGCCGCCATTGTGATCGATCACGGGCGGCGCGAGGTGACGAAGGCTTACCCGTTGTTCTGCGACCGTGACCTGCGCCGTGCTTGACGCCGACTACATAACGGCGTGTGAGCAGCGTGCCCGGCGTTTTTCCGGGGCGTACACCGGCACCAGCGGCACGCTCGCTGCAGATGTAATGCGACTTCTCCGCGAACGAAAGGAACTCATGGACACACTCGAAGAAGCCAACAAAGCCATCCGCGACGCCGTCACCACCAGGCTGGCCGGAACACCGGCCGACGACCCAAAGATGCAGGGCTACGTGCCGCCCGAGTCGTGCTGCGAAGGCGGCAAGTGCCAGCCCACGATTCCATGCGATTGGATTCTGCGTGGCGAGCGTGAACTGCAAGGCGACCGCCTGCGCGGAGACGGCGTGTTGAACGCCGGCAGCGAGACGTACTCCGAGTGGAAGCCCGAGGCGTTTCGGCCAAAGACGGTGGCACAGGAAACGCTTGACGAAGCAATGCGTGCCGTAATTGATCGCCACGCCAAATACGGGCCACCGTCGGAACATTTCGCACGCACAGCGGCTCTGGTAAACGCAGCGTTCGGGACATCGTTTACCAGTTCGGATTGGGCGCTGGTGATGGTGCTGGACAAGGTCGCCCGGCTCAGGGGGCCGACGCCAACGACTGACGGCGGCGTTGACATCTGCGGGTACGGAGCCTGTTACGAAGAGACGCGGCAGGCTACGCCATAGCCCCTGCGGAATCGCCTGCGTTGCTGGCGTAATGGTTACGTGATCGCCCACGCCCATTTTCGCCGCGGCGGACAGGACGGACGCGAACCAATCGCGGCCCCCGGCGATGTCATATCGATCGCCAAGACGTACACGCCGTCGCAGTCCTACTGGGGTGCAATCACCAGCAAACGCCCGCCGCGGCTGTCTCGGGAAGACCTTGAGCTCGCAGCCTTCCGCCTCGGCTGCAGCGTCGAAGCCGCGCGAGAGGCGATTCTGAAAGGGTTGTTTGATGGCTGACATGAATGCCCCGCTGACGGCCGCCGCAGCGTTCTCGGACATCGCAGCCGCCGTGCGGGCATACATCGACTCGGCCAAGGCTGCCGCCGCTGACGGTCTGACATGGGCCGAGTTCGGCCATTTGATGACCGGGCTCATCGGCCTGGCCGTGCGGCTCGCTCGCCATCTCTCCGTGCCGGGCCCGCAAAAAAAGGAACTGGTGCTGGTCGCCGTGGCCGCCTTGTTTGATTCGGTCGCCGGGCGTTGCGTCCCGCTGATGCTCATGCCGATCTGGGTGATTGCCAAGTCGCCTGCCCGTGCTCTCGTCCTGGCCCTTGCGAGCGGGGCTGTCGAGGCGATGCTGCCGCTCGTCAGGAACGCTGACGCATGATCACCGCACTGCTCCTCGCTGCCGCCGCCGCCCTCATGTTCGGCGACAAGCTGGAAGCGTGGTTCGCCGCCCACAAAGATCAGTTCGCCAAGATCAGCCGCCGGCAGCTTGCCGCCGCTGTGGTTGTCGTGGTGGCCCTCGGCTGGCTCTGGTATGGGCAGCGTCCGGTTGACGACGGGCGACCCAAGCCGGCTCCCGGTGCGGTGGGCGAGCTCGACCTCACGGGCCTCTTCACCGGGCCCACGGCGGCCGATGACGCCGTCGCCCTCGCCGGCTTGTGCGACGCCCTGGCTCAGTACGTGCAGGATGACGGCGAGCTCGCCAAGCCCCGGCTTACGACCGGGTGGCAGGTTGCCGATCTGCGGTCTGCGGCCCGCGATGTGCGGCTCAAGGGCGAGACGTTCGGTGCCCGCCAGCCGGCGGTGCGGGATGCCGTCAAGCGATACCTCGAGCGGCCCGAGATCCTCGGCAAGGACGGTGGCCCGCTGGCTCCCAAAGACCGCGCCAAGTGGATCTCGTCGTTCCGTGACATCGCCCGTGCCGCGGAGGCCGCCGTGCGATGAGTGAGCGTCGTTTTGCTGCCATCACCTACGGCATCCCGTTGGTGTTGTTTGCGGTCGCCATCTACCTCATCGTCACTGGCACGCACCAGTACGGCGAGCCGGGCCGCGGCAACTACGGGTACGACGCCGACCCGGCCGGCGCTCGGGAGTTCGCGGCCGAGGCCGGCTCGTTCCGCGAGGTGGGTGCCGACGCTCTTGCCAACGTCAAGAAGCGGGATGTGCTGCTGTACCACTACGTGCAGGAAGCCCACCGCCGGCAGTACGGCAAGGAATGGGAATGCTGGGACCAGGGCGACGCCGGCACCTGCGTGAGCATGGCTTTCGGGCTGGCCGCCTACACGGCCATGGCCGTGGATCACATCGACGGGCAGATGGCGAACGCCCCGCTCGTTGCCGCGACTGAGCCGATTTACGGTGGAGCCCGCACGGTGGGCGTTGGTCGCACATCGCACCCCGGCGGCGACGGGGCAACGGGATTCGGTGCGGCACGCTGGTTGAGCGGCCAGTGCCCCGGTCGGGCCGAGATCGGCGGCGTGCTGTTTCGCCAGCCCTACGGCACGGTCGATCTCACGACGTACTCCATTCCGTTGTCGCGGAAGTGGGGCGCGACCGGCGTTCCGCTCGAGCTGGCCCGCGAGGCGTGGAAGACCAGGGCCACCGCCGTGGCGAACGTCACGACATGGCAGGAGCTGGTGGCGTCGATTTCCCGAGGCTCGCCGGTCGTGCTGTGCAGCAACGTCGGCTACGGCCGCCTCGACAACCGCATGCCCGTGCGTGACGCGCAGGGCTTCCTGCAGCGTGGCAAGCCGTGGGGGCATGCCATGCTGGTCTGGGGCGTGCGAACTGACCGCGAGGGCGGGCTGGTGCAGAACTCGTGGAGCAGCGGGTGGTGTACCGGAAGCAAGTGGCCCGCCGATCAGCCTGACGGCTCCTTCTGGGCCGACCGCGTCAACATCGAAGCCGCTCTCGCTCAAGGCGACTGCTGGGCCGTCGCTGGCATCACAGGGTTCAAATACCGCGAACTGGACCACGAAATGTGGTTGGAGACTAAGCCGTGAAGCTCGACAAGAACATCGTCATTGCCGCCGTTGCGGCGTTCGCGCTTGCGTGGTTCATGTGCCACAGCGACGGGTATATCCCGAACCCATTTGTGCCCCAGCGTCCCGATCGGCCGGTGCTCAAGTTTATCGCCAAGGTTGCCAAGACGTTCCTCTGGGTCGCCGTGTTCGCGGAACCAAAGCCGCAACAGCCGCCGCATCACATCGTTCAGGCCAGCGTCGGGCCGGACGGAACCGAACTTCTGCACCACGGAGATCTCTGATGTTTTCGCTCATCGGCTGGGTCGTCATCGGGTACGTCGCCGGCTCGCTCGCCCTTTGGCTGCTGCCGCCAAAGCAGCCCGTGCCCGGCTGGCAAACCATCGCGTTTGGCGCGGCTGGCTCCATCGTCGGCGGCATGGTGAGTGCCACCATGAGCGGCGACGTGTACGCACCGGGCGGATTCTTCTGGAGCGTCATTGGTGCCGTGGTCGTGGTGCTCGGCGTCCGCTGGTATCAGGAG